AGCTGCTGCGGCTTCTCCTCCTGGCATCTCAGGTCCGGTGGCCTGGCCTTGTTGCATCAAGGCATCACATTCATCAATGAACTGCAGCATCATGTTCAGTTTATCAAGTTCCAATGAATCCTGCTCGGCTTCCAGATAGGCAATGGTCATCCGTTCCTTTGCATAAATGAGGTCCATCATCGGTTCTGGTGCATGGTATTTAGAATCCTCCAGGATCTCGGAAATCCGCCACTCGACATCACGTTCCAGTGCATCATAAAGGGATGTGACACTTTCCAGATCTGGAAAATCCAACAGCCGGATGATGTGTTCTCGTCTTTTAATCACTCCACTCTGGACCAACTCGGTGACAGCCTGCAGCCGCCCTGCCGGGGTTGATGGTAGAAGACTGACCGGGTATGCCTGGAGAACATAATCTTTTTCTGCCATGTCGATATCTTTAAAATCAAGTTCCTCCAGGGCGCGTCTTTTAAATCCTTTAACTGGAAATGATCCGGATTCACTGACAATCTCGCGTGCAAGATCCTGGAACCATTTGGCTGCATCCATGTATGCTTTTTCATACTTCTGACCTACCGTGATAAAACGCTCGGTTTCAATGTCATGATACGTTCTCAATGCAGCACCACTGTCCAACCCGGCAGGTTTTTTGCCGGTTGCAGATAATTCCGAAACGCCTGCAATTTCATAGGCACGTTGGTACAGCCGATCCAGATGGGAATAGACTTCGGATGACATCGCAGTAGGTGTGTACGAAATCGGCGGCTGACCTACGTAGTTGACTATGGTTCCAGGGTTATTTCTTAAACTGGATTCCACCACCCGGCTGCCATGTGCCACAAAGATCCAAGGTACACTAACCAAGTGCATCGCCTGCTGAATGCGGAGGGCGAGTTTGTTGATTTCAAACTGGATTGATTTGAGAGATTCCACCAGGGAGATCCCTGACCATCCAAGGACTGAATCACCCCAGGTCATGGTCACAAATGGATAAGTATTATAGTTATATTGTTCATCCACCAAGACTAGATTATCCATGGTGATCGCGTGCTTGCCGTCATCGGCACCATTGATTGACGGCAGATGCCATGATTCGACAACTTCAACCATTTCCGCATCATGCCCCTCTTCACCGAAATAATCACTGTCTGAAGAATTGGAATAATAGATGATCTGTTCCTCATATTCTGGAAAGTTCAGAATCATCTGCTGCAGAGGCACACGTTTCACCTGGTGCAGGGATGGTGGAGTTTCCGAATACATCGCCGCATTGAGATCCCACAAAAGTTCATTTGGAAAAACACGTTCTGCAAATATCTCAGAACCCTCCCGGCCTACTTTCATTGCAGCCAAATCAAAGATGCACGCATCCTGGAAGATTTTAGGCATCAGAGCATAAAGATCCACCTGGTGGAACAGACCCTCCATGGCATCAGTCAACTTCTTTGCACGGGTCCGCAGCCGATAATCACCACGTTTGGTCATGTACATGGGGCGTGGCCGAGACTTGCCAAGGCGGGAAACCAGGGTGTCTGTTATGTTTCCTACCACATTAAGACGCATCCTAAAGTCCTCCGCCATTGGCAGGCCGATCCGCATCGATGGTTCAAACCTGTCGAGTGCTTCATAATTTCTTTGGGTGTACATCCGGAGCATGTCGATGTTCAGCTGCATCCGGCCCACATGGTCCTCTTTGAGCTGGTTGATTGTCTGGGTTAGGCGGTTTCCCAGCTCGTCTTCATTATCTGCTTGCCACCAAAATGCCATTAGGACTCCTGGTATTCTCGGATTAGACTATTTTCAGAAGGAAGTGCAGGCATTTTCAGTTCCGGCATTTCCTGGTAAAATTTCACTTTCAAACCATGTCCTTCAAACTCTGCCACCCGGTTTTCACTGAGGTATTTGATCAAATCTCTGGAATCTTCCAGGGTTGTTACTTTACGCAGCACGTTCTCTTCTCCTCATTATCTGGGGCGCCTGCATCTGTGCCATCTGCTGGTTTCGTTTTTTGATCGGCTGCTCCAGCTGCGTCAGGAAATCATCAGATTGAGGATTGAAAAGACCAATGTTCCCGATTGCAGATTTGATCTGTTTCGGATTAAAAACCACAACTTCATTCCCACCAACGATGGCATCAAATCCAGATTCCTCTGCCAGTTCTGACATGTCGATTCCAAGGGTGTCGGTCAGATTTTCAACAAACTGCCAGGGTAATTTGATGTCAGATGCTTTTTTATCAAAAAGGTTTTCTGCATCTCCTATAGTCAGCTCATGATCGGACCAGGTCATTGCCTGGAAAAACCCTTCCTTTAATTTTTGCAGCATCTCATCATTAAATTTACTTTTATGCATATTTAAAGGATTTTTGATTGACAAATAAAATGGAAGGATTTCTGGAGAAAACACTTTATCTTCCATAACCACAACGGCCATATCACCTGCATACTGATCTTCTGCATATTGTTTCAACCCAGCTGCTGTTTTTGGATAATTGTCATCGTTGTAAAAATCCACATTATCAAAATCAAATTCATCAATCTGTTCTGTGAGTTCATCAGAACCAACCTGAGATGGATCTGCAAAGACCTTGGCAACCGGTCCACTGATATCCTGCGAAGTTAATTGTTCATCAATGCTTTCTGCATAGTGTTCCGCCGTCAATGCTTTTGGAGAAAAATAAAATCCTTTTCCATGGTATCCATGATCCCGCAATCCCTGCTTTTCCTTGTCAAATTTGGTTCCCTCAAAACTCGGAGATCCATGGAAAAACAGCATTGGATCAGTCAGCTCCATATCCTCCATGGTACTGTCGGAAAATTGATTCATATGGGCTTGCTCCGGACCAATTACGGTGACAAAATCGTTTTTGTCATGATCAAAAAATAATTCAAAGGTTGCAGCAGATGGAGTATCACCGGCCTGGTCCTTTTCAAAGTCCCAGTTCCACCAGCGGTCAAAATTATGCTGTCGTTTTGATTTGTCTAGGATGGGTTCCATGGCCTGCCGAGCAGACTCATAGGAGAGGAGATTTTGCTTGAGGTAGTCTGAATTTTCTCGGGAACCTGGCTCCTCACCGAATATCGAAGCACCACTTTCTCGGAGAGGTATAAACCCTGGAGGTGAAACCGGACGGTCTTCTTGATCCAGGGCACGTTTAATTATTCGCCAGTCTGGAGCTCCTTTGAGTCCAGTGGCTTTTTCTCTTCCTGATCGGAGGGTTGCCTGGTGGATGGCGTTTCGTATAAAGGTTTCAAATTCTGCCCAGTCAGAAGTTCGTAAGGTGTGTACTCTTTGTTGCCCGATGAGTCTCTCCAACCCTTCCAGTGTAGCTTTACCGCCATTGTCATTCCTCCAATCTTGTTGATGTATTCTTAAATCTAGTTCTTCACCTTCTAAGTCAAACTCGCCTCTAGGAAATACCTGGTTCAGAGCTGCCTGGAGATCATCCTGCTGATCCTCCAGATGTCTTTTTAATGCGAGTGGGATGCCTTTTGTGTTTTCATTAACACCTAAAGTATCCTGATACCATTGCAATAGTTCTTCATCACCGGCTTCTTTGGCAGTTGCTGGTGCAGGAATGATAAGTCTAATACCAGGACGCCCATTCAACATCACAGGTGAATAACCCCGGAACAAATCCGGATCAACCTGATTGACTGCAGTCCAAACTTTCTTGAGATTGTCCTGTTTGGATATATTTTCGCCGGAAGTCTCCAAAATGTCAATGGAGATGGCATTCCCTTTGGACGTTGGACGGTACGCCCAAACCTGTTTCTGACGCATACCCCACTGATAAATTTTAGCTGCAGCGTCAGCACCTTCCGGAGTAGCCAGCATATTATCTACTAAGGTCGGTTCTGGTGGATAGGTCATCCATGCACCAGATCCATGGATTCGGAGAGTGGACATGGTGCCAACTAAACCGGAAATCTTGTCCGACCAAAACCCAGTTCCTTGGCGCGTTACACTGAATTGCTCTGCCGTTGTCAGATCATCATATGCCGGGATGTTCTCACTCATCCAATCAGATTCCAATGCCGCAGCAACTTGTTGAATGTTAGCGCGTATTGCATCACTGAAATCCGTCCCGGAAGTGGAAGGCATCGCTTTACCAAGAGCCATCCATCCGATGGCCTGCACATCTCTAGGGTCCAGGGTTCCTAAACCATATTTTTCTCCAAAACCCATGGCATTTAATTCCTTAGTAATGCGCCTGCCTTCATCACCAAGGAATTCATACTGAGCAAAACCAACTTTGGTCCCCCACCCTTTGCGGATCTGTTCCGGATCTGTTGGGAGTTTATAACCTTGCAGCCTTTTTGGTATTTTCTTGTTTGCTTTTTCTTTATCCCAAGCTTCTAATGCTTTTTCAAAAACAGGGTCGGTAATAGCCTCATCCCAGTTTGCTCCTACATATTTTCCCCCTTTAGGGGTATCAATAACAATCCCACCGGTGTCTAAATAAAGTTTCTGGTTGGAAGGAACCTGGTAATTTTTTTGAATCCATTCCCAATATGCCCGATCCAATGCCCCCATGTTCCGGAAACTGATGGTATCCACCACAAACGGTTTTCCTGCACGCGGATCATTCCCATAAAAGGTTCTGGTGCTGCTTCCTTCACCACTATCAAAGAAATCATATATTTTCTGGGCTGCTCCTTTTGTAATCGGCTGCCCGGATGCCAGTTCAAAAAGAGGTTGATCTTGTTGACCGGACTTCCTCCGTTGCTCAAATGGGATTTTCCGCTTTACCTGTTCTAATTGCCTTAAATAGGCACCCAATGCTGGGCCTGGTGCTTTCTGCTGACTCGCGAGCATTGCCCCAGCCTGCATTTCCGGTGTTTTTTCTGGTCCAACCGACTGCAGAAACGGTTCAACCATCTTTCCTTGGCGATACCACAAACCAGACTGATAAATTTCATCATCTGAAAGGATTCCTTCAATAAAATTGACAAAATCCTGCCCATTCTGGCGTCCGATCCTCAAAGGAGGTAGATTAACCCCTGATTTAGGCTGCAGTAGGACCGATTCATTCTTATAGGCACCTGCTGTTTCACCGAATTC